GTACCAGCTGTTGGATTTCTTAATACTTGAAATGTCCAATCTTGATCTGCACTTGCACTTACAGCACTACCTAAAATTAAAACTGCTCTATCTAGCACAAAATCTCTAGTGTCATCATTTTTTGTATAAAGGATAGCCGAAGATGTTGGCCCAGTAAATATTACTGGAGTGGAAGCAATTTGATATCCATCGCCTCGTGTGATTGCATTATCTTCTTCTGTGATAATAACTGCTTGAACTAAAGCTCTGTTTTCACCAGTTATCCTTAACTTGGTTTTAGTTCCTGTTCCGTCTTGAATGTTTGTGCTCATATATTAATCTAGTTCGTCGTTTTCAAATATGTTATCATCTATTGTAAGATCATTTTCGTGGGCTTTGTATAGATTGTGAATACGACTTTGATGTAACACTTTCTTTGTAACAAGCAAAGTATCATCTAGCAATACTCTAGTTTCTTCTAACTTTGCAGTTAAAACCTGAATATCATCCTGATTTCCGTCTAATGTTATTACTTGTCCCATATCAATAATAAATATATCTTGTTTATCTTTTTGCTAGTAAATTAATTGTCATCGTACCTTGTTGTGATGTATTAAATACCACTCTCACATACTTTGACATCCAATTCTGTTGTTGAAATGTAAATTCACAATTTGATGAATTCAAACTCCTTGTGCTATTTTCAACAAGATCCCAATTTGTACCATCTAAACTTTGTTCTAATTGCACTTCTGCTGTGCCACCGAAACCAGTACACACGAATTGTATTGAAAATTTATTATATTCGGATATGTCAGACGAAGTGAATGTACCCGCACCTGTAGATAAATCATAAGCGTTTGCTAATGTTTCTTCAAATCCTATTTTTTCTGGTATATATGCCATTTTATATAAATATCCTATTACTCAATATACCAATTAGATATACCGTCGTTATACAATTCTATTGCTATATAGTTTCTGTCTAATATTGCTGTTGCTGATCCATCAATCGTATCACTACCTGAAGCTACTATTGTGATATTGTTAAGATCCGCATTACCTTCTTCATCTTTAAATCGTAAATCTCTTTCACCAACATCTGATATTTTGGGTAAAAGTATTTGCACACTACCGGTTTGAGTGTATCGTATTCCTAATCGATAATCACTAGTTGTTACGCTTGCGGTTGGTGTAGTTATTCTTCTCGTAAATGTTGTAATAGAGGAATCATATACTAATGACCCTGTAATAACTAAATCACCGCCAACATTTATATTATTAGTTACTGTTAAGTCTCCATCTATATGATATGATCCTGTCAGTTGTTTCGTGCTTGTCCATACACTACCGCTTTTTACAAATAACTCTCCGTATGAAGCTGTTGTGGTAGTGTCAATCACATCATGCAAACTACCTACATCGCTGCCTAAATCAGGACGTACGAAGATCGATCCATTTGTTGCTGCACTAATTACAATAGCCAATTGGATTCTCAAGTTAGGAGCTTCTGGTTCGAATTTAGTTAAACCTCCGAGTACCGTTGGCGATGCATATAATATATCTCCATCATTCCATGTTTCGCCGTTACTTCCGGTTGTATTTAAGCCTCTAACTAAACCAAACTGAGTAACATAGCCATCATCTCCATTCACTATATCTTCAGTAGCTACACCTAATGCAAAAAAATACGGAATAGTACCATCTGCGATCATTAAATCACCAAGTATCCTGCCTGATGATCCTAAGGTACCCGCAGCTCGTACTACTGAACCATTAGGGATAGTATCTCCGGTTTGATTTTTTACATAAAAATATTCTTCAAGTCCTACTTGTTGTACAACTTGTCCTCCATGCATTCCTAAAGATAAAGTTCCATTATCTTCATCCCAATATATGCGACCTTCAATATCAGGGGGTGTTGGTATTCCGGTGTTGTTAAAATCAATATAATCTACAGTAGATATGTATGAGCTTGTTAATAATAACGAGCCAGTAACAGTAATACCGTTAGTAACATTTAATGAATTTAACGCAGCATCAGATCCGGATACTACTACTTTTTTCCAATTGGGCATAAATATATTCTTTTAATATTGCGGTTAGATACATACACTTATGCCGTGTATATGCCTACTTCCTTGCGGCCAACAATAATCAATTTAATATAAATATGTTATTTTTTAGTTTTGGGTGCGTTAGATTTCTCTTGTATGTCTGTTTCAACTTTGGTTTGTAGTTGTGCTAAGAATTTAGCATCGGCTCCTTTAATTGTAACAGCGTCTAATGAGACTCTGATCAATTGTAACTCAGATAATTCGTACATTGTTTATTATTTTTGATACTGTTGTTGTAACTTGTATACTATACCATATACTGCTTCTATATCTTTACCTTGGAATGTGGTATCTCGTACCAATTTCAGAATGTAAGCAATTTCTTGTTGTGATAATTGTATTGATTCATTCATAACCGGATATGTCGTAACTTGTTTGTTTTGAATATTATCTCGTAACCCCATACATATAATATATAATTTTTTAAGCGTAAATCCAAATTTCACCATCGTCAGTATCTACATGAATTGTACCAAAGCCGGCAGATGCTCCACCATAAATTGGAGCTGGGCTTGTTGCTGTTTGTCCTGTACCTGTTTGAACTGCGCCTACATATACATCTGGAGTAAACGTAGAACTACCTGCATCAAACGATGAAGTGAAACCCCAACGGTTAACGGAATTTTCATATGCAAATGCTTTACCTATATTTTGTGTGTCTTGTTGAACTACGATACCACCATCACCTGCTGTTGTTGATCCGGATGCAAACAATACAAATCGGTCAGCTACTAATAGGTTTTCGGTATTGGCAAATGAAGCAGTACCATTAACTGTTACATCTCCTTGGAATACGGCATCATTAGTAACAGTAACCAATGTTCCGTTGTCGGTAATACTTGTGTTAGCAAACGCGTCACCAGTCCATTTAGTAACGGTGTCTGCACTAAGTGCTGCTGCACCTGATACGGCTACGGTTGCTGTTGTGCTACCATCATATGTGAACGCAGTAATACCCGTGCTTTGCGTTAAATCTGGTAAATCTGCGGTACCTACTAAATTTCCTTGAAAAGATCCGCTGAATGATCCACTTAATCGTGTATCAGCAACTACACCTGATATTACTTGATTGGTGTTAACTTCTAATGTGTTAAGTATCGCGTCTGAACCGGATACTATGACCTTTTTCCATTCTGCCATGTTTTTTCTTTTCTTTTTTTATATAAATATATACTATGAGTCTAAACCTACAAAAAATGATGCCGAAGTAAAATATATTCCTCCGTTGGGGGCTACTCCTGTTAATTCGACACTAGATGTTGCTATGGTTATTACGCCGCTCTGGCTTACTGTTAATATGTTATCGGAATTTAAGTTCTTAATTAAAAATACATCTGCTGCATTGTTTTGTATGGTTACTGCTCCAGATGAACTCAATTTGAATAATTCAATGCTAGCGCTAGATATTAAAAATATGTCTTGTGCGTCTTCCACACTTGCAGTAACAGAAGCAAATGATATTCTGCTAGCACCGGAACCTATACCTGTCAATCCAGATCCATCTCCGGTGAATGACCCAGTAAATGATCCGGTTATTGAATATGACCCGGTTGGAAGCTGTTTTATATTGAAACGTCTGCTCATTATGCCCACCTTCCGTTAACTACAATAATGAAACTAGGATCTAATGTGAAACCTAATATGTTTGTATCAAAAACTATAGTTTGTGGTGCGAAGTCTGTTGGAGTCCATGTGTATGCAGATTTGTCTATGTATTGTCCATTCAAGTAAACATCAAATTCATTTTTAGTTGCAGTAGTTGTTAGTGCCGGGTTATTTGCAGCAGCTGCAGGAACCGTAACTGTGGTTGTGTTTGTTACTGTTGCATATTGATCTGTCAAGTTGGTTAAATAATTTAATGTGTCTGCATTAATAGGTGTAGAAGAACCTCCTCCAGAAGCAATAACCGTACCGCCTGAAAATATTTGTTGTGATACTGCTAGTATAGAAACTGGGACTTGTGTGCTATCAAATAAACCGCTGCCTACATCAATAACAGTGTCAAATCTCAATTTTTTAACTGAATACATTTTTCTCAATGTGCTTCTGCGAAATTCTTGTCCGCTTAGCAATGTAGCATGAACTGTAATCGGAAGGGTGGCACGTACTAGTCTGTCTTCTCCTACTGTGTTGACAGTTTCGAAATTAGTTGAACCATATATACTCATGAATTTGTTATCTTCATTTCCCCAAGCAAATCTGTTATACGGTAACATTTGATCTACTAAATCATTAAGCTGTGTAGTAAAATCACACCACATCATTAAATCATATTCAATTGTAACGAACTTTGGTATATCCACAATGTATATTTCTTGTGACTCAACCGGTTGGTTAAGTGGCATTGGAAATAATGAATCTGTGTATCGGTTTCTTTTATTATATTTAGATTTATAAACAATATTATTTCCAGATTGCGGATAATTGGTATCTAATCCTTTTACATTATCTCGTTCCTGCACACTGTTACGTTTAATCATTAATAAAGGAGATTGAAGCATTCCCTTTTCATCTCGTATATATCCTAAACGTTGTACATTATCCCATTTTTCTCCATTAGCAAATATAACTGGTACTTTAACTAATTCTTTTTGAAATTTTATTTGTGGCTGGATTTCATTATCAATAAACCATTTAATTGCATAATCAATATCATATACCGTTCGTTTCGGTGTACGTATTATATCGTCATCGCGTCTTATTTCATCAGCACGATTAAGTATAGGATCTCCGCCTAAACTTTCTGTTCGTTTAGGAGATGGCTTATTGGTTTTTCTGTCAATATTTTGTCTGTTATATCTTGGCATTAATGTCCTTTATATGGATATTGTTTACCGTCACTACCGTATTTTAAATTTCGTATTCCTAATGGCACTTGTCTTGTAGCATGAGCATCCACAACGATTGACACGCTGTATCCGTGACTGCTACCGTTAGGCCATGTTTCTGGATTCTTACCAACAAAATACTGATTAGCATCCACATTGTCTAGTTCATAGTATTCATTGTCCCAGAATATAACATCTCCAACTTCTGGATAAATGTCAGCTCTAACCAATATATCTCTGGATATTGCAAATTGAGCCGTTCTGGTATATGTGTGTCCGTAATCGTCTTGTGATGCAGATTTACCTTCTTTTGTGATTAAACACGGTAACAATATTGAATCATAAAAAGATTTATTTTCAGATTCTCCGTACAAGTTAGAATCACTTTGTTCTATATTTAATTTATAGATTTCTATTTCAGTGTCAATCACCGCATTAAGTAATTCTGCGTTAATTGAAGCTAAAAACTTAGCATCGCGTTGTCCACCAAATAGTGCCATAAATTATTATCCAATATAAATTTTAACAGGTATCTTGCTTAATACCTCAAACATTGCATCATTTTCTGCTTGTTGTCTTTCAAGCATTGCCTGTTTTGTCATTTTATCTAAAAATTCTCGTAGCTGTGCAATTAACGCATCTTTTTCTGCGGAAGCTTGACTTAATAAATCTGCAGAATTCAATTGCACTGCGTCATTAGGTATCGGTATAGATGAATATTTACCACGAATATTACCTAATATTTCTTTAGCAAGTGCCGAACCATATCTAAATATCCATGTACGCCCCATATCATTAATGCTACTGTATGTTTGATACGTATATGGTATATTAGATGCGTCACTTATGACTCCGTTATTTGGGGCTGTATTACCAAATAAGAGGGCGTCTTTAGATTTCTCTTCTTCGAACAAGAATTCAAACCAAACTTTGTCAAAATACGGAGTAGCCTGCGTACCTTGTGTTCCTGGTACTGGATATAATTTTATATCATCTCCGTGTATCTCGAATGAGAAATGCGACTTTCTGATTCTGTCATTGAATTCTATAGTTTGTATTCTGAGTAAGTCTTGATGTATAGGCATCATCATGAAATTAACAGATGGAGAAAATCCTCCAAAGTCAAATGCATCTAGCAATTGTTGTGAACCTAATCCTGTTCCTACGAATGGATCAAAGTATCTAACTATTGCAGGTGGTACCGTGTGAAGCACTCTGCGTATTTCAATTGAACTTGAATTTGATAATGTGATGCCTAATGAACGTTCTACTGTTTCTCGTATACTGTATGTTTGTTTTCCATCAACTACGTCTATGGATGCAGTGTGCCATCTAACGTTACCTCCACTATCTGCTTCTGTTCCGTATGCTTTTGAAAGACGTGTAATGTATTGCAGTGATGTCCCTACCAATTGATTTGTTAATGATCCATTCAATAAGAAATCAGATCCGGTTGGTACACCTAACGTGCTCATCAAGTTGTTAACAATATTGATTTGGTTTATCTGATTCGAATATTCCATTACAGCTTGCTCAAAAGCATTGTAGAAATTGATATCAATCATTTCCACATCCATTGTAGGATATCCTACGGATTGAGCTGCGAAATCAGCAAAACGATCTGCATGTTGTTGAAATAATAGATCATTATCGAAAAAACCAAATGGAGTATCACCTGGCGAAAATGAAGATGATCCGGGCCATATTGGCTTATCTACACTATAATCCATCAGTTTCCTTTTTTATATAAATATTAGTAACCTTGAGATAATAGTCTTAAAATTTCATCTAATGATTCATGACGGTGATTATCTTTAAGAATTATTTCTGCAACGTACTTAGATTCTTTTATTTTTGGAACTTCATGTATAGCAGAATCGTTGTGAAATTTTAAATCTATTTGATGTCGGTCTCCACATAATATCATTATGCTTCGTTTACCTAATCTGGATAACACCATTTGTAATTGTTGTTTGGTTAAGTTTTGAAATTCATCTACAATACAGATAGCATCATCAAATGTACGACCTCTGAAATGTGTTAATGACACCAATTCAATGTTTTCTTCTTTTTCCATTTTCTCTAGCAACTCCGGTTTATTATAAACTTTTCGCATATTGCTTCGAATTGGAACGAGCCATGGCTCCATTTTTTCATGTTCGGAACCTGGTAAGAATCCGTTGTCTTCGGTTGATATAGTTGGACGTGTTATGATAATCTTGTTTATTTCTCGTTTAAAAAACATGTCCAGCGCTGTTTGTACTGCTAACAATGTTTTACCTGATCCAGCTTTACCTAATATAAAATTAAATGGGTGTTCTAATATACGAGCTTTAGCTTCTTTTTGCTCTTCTGAAAGTGTTAAGTTGAATTTTACAGGGTTTTTGGGTGCGAGTTTCTCTTTGTTTGTTACTGCCATGTTATGATAATTTAGTAAGCGTTGATTCCAATAACTGCATTTCGCGTAATGTTTCTATTTTACCTACGCATAATTTTCGAACCGTATGAAATGATTCTCTCGGAGGATATGGAGTCATTATTTTAATTGTAACCAATTCTAGGTCATCTCCCAAGTCTTGTTCGATATGAACCATTAATACCATTCGTATAGCTCGTATACGGTCCAATACATCTACTAGTTTTCCGTTGTAACGAATTCTGCATTGCATTGAGTATTTATGTCTTGCTACTGCCATATATATCTTTTAATATAAATATATAAACAGTAAGAAAGGGTGACCGAAGCCACCCTATCTTTTCAATCTTTAAGTCGTTAAATCGTTAACTAAATAATCAATTAACTATTAAAGAGTCTCCAATCCTTTTACGTATACTTTTCCGTAGAATTCTGGACGAACCACTTTCTTCGCGTAACGAGTCATTACCCCTTTACGTGGTGTGAAGTTAACTGGATCGTATACCAATGGAGTCATGATTAATGGAACATATGGAGCAAATACTGCACCAGTTTCAAGGAATTGTGCTCCTCTGAATCCCATAAGGATAATGTTCTCTTTCATGTATGGGTTCTTGTAAACTGTGTAACGATTATTAATCGCACCAATTTTTTGAACACCGGCTGCAAATTCCATTTTGTTACCGTCAGTGTCAGCAGCAAATCCAGGAATAGATTCAAGGATAGTTGCAACAGCAGGACTAGTTACTAAGAAGTTTGCACCTCCACGAAGTGTTTTTTGGTGAATTCGGTTAGAAACTTTTTGAAGTTTAGTTCCTAAAGTTTGGAACCATCCACCTTGAGTGTTATAGAAACCACCGTTAGTAGGTGTTTGTTGAGTGAAATCATTTGTTCCATTCCAGATCTCATTGTTTACTGCTGACCAATACTCAGTAGTAGGAGCAGCTGCAATCAACATATCAAGAATCTCTAAATCAATTTCCATCGATACATACTCAGAAAGCATTGAAGTCAATTCAGCTTCGGCATCGATAGAGTGGTAAGCGTTAAGATCTTGAGCGAACTCAGGAGTCCAAACTGCTTTTAACTTACGAGTCTTAGCCACGATTGGCTCTGATTGCATTTCCAAGTTAACTTCTGGAATATCAATGTCTGTTCCATCATCGATACCATTGCCAGCACCAGATCCTTTGAATGGGTTGTTATCTTCAAAATCACCTCTAGTAATATCAGTAGGTTGTTTGCTATAGTTAACCAAGAATGGATCTCCAGCTGCTAATGTAGTTGCTAAAGATGCAGACTGCGCAGTAGTTACAACGAAAGATGCAGTGTAGTTGCTATCAATTGTTGAAAACGCTTGTACTGGAATTATTTCTGTACCGTTATTATCGAATGTAAATGTTCGAACTGCATACAAATCAGAATCTGTTGGTACGGGAACTGTTAAAAGTTTGTAATCAGCTAAATTAGATACGAAATCAGTATCGAAATTAACAGATGCTGATGTAATAGTAGCAGCAGATGCAGTAACTGTTGCAGTTACGTTCTTGATAGAATAACCAAATCTACCTGCTCCATAAAGACCTTGAGAAGCCGTATCAGCATTAGTAACACCGAATAAAGAGTCATCAGCACCTGGAGATGCAAATGGGTGTCCTGTCAATGTAGCTGGATCAGTGTCTTGGTTGAATCCAGGACGATTTGTTCCATATTTAAAATCTAAGTAAAATACTAGACCAGATGGCAAATTCATTGGCTGTACAGAAACGAATTCTTTAGCTGCAAATTCAGCAAAAATTCTTCTTACCAATGGAAGTGCTATACCAGCCCACTCTTCAGATCCTTCTGCAGTACCTGTTTGAGATGCTTCTTTTACTAATTGTTTTGCTTGGTTTTGAAGCAATTGAGCCATTCCGGCCATTTCAGTCTCAGAACGAAGTCCTTCTAAAAGACCTGTTCTTTGCCATTTTTGTACTAGGGGCTTAGCTGCAAATGCTTGGTTTGGTTCTTTACCGCCTAAAAGACTTTTCATGTCCATTTTATTTCTTTCTTTTTTTGTTTTTTAAAAATTAAATTAAACCTGCTAATTTCTTCCAACGGTTTGCAAATTCTGCGCTTTCAGAAATTATTTCTCTTGATGGTGCTGTTGAAGCAGTAGGTTTAGAAGCATATGATTTTGATTCTTTAACTACTTTTTTCTTAGCTACCGGTTTTTTGAAGCTTTCGCTCAATGTGCTAAATACTAATTTAACTTCTCTTGTGCTTGCTGCTCTGTCAAAGTTTTCGATCACTTTCATTTTCTGAGTGTCGTTCAACTCGAAGTTACGGAACAATTTGTTGGTGTAAAGAAGTTTAGCATTAAGAAGATTCACTTCATTAATAGTGTAACGAAGTTGTTCAATTACTGAATAAGCTTCATCTAATTC